ACGGCTACCGCGCTCACGCTCGTCGCGTGACCGTGCCGGTCGTCATCGAGCCCAAGGCCGGGCTGAAGATCACGGGAACGGGGCTCTGATGGCTAGCAAGAAGCAGTACGTCGTCAGCGGTCCGGTGGCCGTCATCAAGACTCAGGACGGGTCGGAGCGGTACGTGTACCGCGGTGCTGTCGTTTCGGAGTCGGTGTTCACGGCCGAGAGCATCGAGCACAACCTGTCGGTGGGTCTGCTCGCCGAGTCGGACGAGCTGGCCGAGTCGCTTTCGGGCGAGGACGAGAAGCCGTCTGACTCGTGGAACCACGAGCGCATCGATGCGTGGGCGGCCGCTCAGCAGCCTCCGCTGGTCTTCACGGGCGAGAGCCTGACGAAGGCGCAGAAGCTCGAGCAGATCACCGCAGCGAGCAAGTAGTAACGGACAGGGGGTGATGATGTGATCAAGCCAGAGGATCTCGCCGGCGTGGACGAGGGTCTAGCTCGTCGCGTCATCTTGGCGGGTCGTGTCATTGCCCCCTGCATCGTCAATCTCACTGGTGAGGATCGTGAGGATGCTCTCGCGGTCCTCGCCGGTGTTGCGGCCGAAGCTGACGAGCGTGGTGCTCGCTCGGTGAAGTCGCAGCGGATCGGTCCGGGTGCCGTCGAGTACGTGGCTGAGTCCGCGTGGTTCACAGACGAGGACAAGTCGTCGCTGCGCGCTCTCTGCGTGTCCGTGGCGCCCGATTCCATCCCGCTCGGCAGCTTCCCCCGCGCGGGGCTCGTTCGCCGCGTGTGGCCCGAAGAGACGGACTGCTGATGCGGTTCCGTCACGGCCAGACCGTCTACCGCGATCGCCGTCGGCTGATCGAGGACCCATACAACCCTGCGTCCACGACGGAGGGCGACTGGGATCCGGCGCTGACGGTGGAGCTCAAGAATTCGTTCGTGGCGTCGTCGTCGAGCGCTTCGCTGGCGAACGCCACTCGGGTGCAGATCCTGACGTCGAAGAGCCTGTATCTGTCGGACCCGACCGCCGATGTGCGCGCACGGGATCGCATCCGTGTCGGCACTGACGAGTACATGGTCGAGGCTCGGCCTGCGGCAGACATCAACCCGTTCACGGGGTGGCAGCCCGCTGTGGAGATTCCGCTGACGCTTGTGGAGGGCTGACCTGTGGCGTTCAAGTTCAACAACGCGTTCTTCGACGACCTGAGCGTCTCCCCCGAAGTGACGGCGCTGTGTGTCGAAGTGGCTGAGGATGTCGCCCAGATCGCTCGCACGACTGCCCCTGATGGTTGGGACGGCTACGTGGAGGGCATCGAGGTGACGACGAAGCGGCAGAAACGGTCGGTCGCTGTCGTAGAGGCAACCAACCCGAAGTCGATGATCGTCGAGTCGAAGTACGGCGTCCTCGCGCGTGCCCTGCGGTCGGCGAAGAAACGTGGCTAGTTCCGTCCGTTACCCGGACCCCAATGTCTTCTTCACCTCGTGGTTCCGGGCGAGACTCGCGGCCCGCCCCGAGCCGTACTGCTCGGGCTTCTCCGTCGACATCAACGAGCCCGGCCCCAACAAGCCCTTCCCGCCCCGCTTGCTGGTCGTCCGCAGCGACGGCATGACACGCACGTCGTTCGCGACTGCGGAGATCACTCTCGGCCTGTCGATTCTCGCTGGGACGACTGATTCGCCGAAGGATGCGATCGACGCGGCCCTGATGGTGCTCGCTCTCGCCGAGCAGCTTCCCGCTGTGGAGCCCGGCAACCCTGTCACGGCGCTCATCGAGGCGAACGGTCCGTTCGCTGTCGACGAGGAGCAGGACCGTGCACGGCAGTACCTCACCTTGGATCTCGCTCTCGCGGGAATCCCCTTCTGACCACCCATCACCTTCATCGCCTCCACGTCCGTGGGGGCTTTTTCAGTTAAGGAGCAACCATGACTGCTGACGCGTTCGGCAACGACGTTTCCGCCGTAGGCATCCCGGTCACGGGGTTCCTCGGCTTCGCCCCGGCACCCGCCACGATCCCCAACTCGGTGGCCGGCGCCTCGCCGACCCTCACCTTGGACGCTGCGTTCCGGAAGGTCGGTCTCCTCACGGAGGACGGCGGTTTCGAGTGGACGCTCGAGGCTGACGGTGACCCGATCAAGTTCTGGCAGGACGGGTACTCGATCCCCTCTGGGCTGGCGAACGTCACCCTGGTGGCGAAGGTCGCCCAGTACAACGAGATCATCCGCCAGTTGGTGTACGGCAAGACGGCGGATGCGAACGGGTACCTGACCATCGATGGTGGTGGCACGGCCAACCGGTACGCCCTGTTCACCGAGGAGATCTTCAAGAACGGTGTCATCCGCCGGACGGTGGCCGCCGATGCGGGCATTTCGAGCATCAAGCTCGACAAGTCGACTCGCGGTGAGGTGCAGGGCTACGAGGTGACGTTCACTGTCGCCCGGTCGCCGCAGCTCCTGAATGGGCACATCGGTGAGTGGCTTCTTCCGGCCCCGGCTGCGAGCCTGGCCCTCCCCGTGTCGGCGTCTCCTGCGTCGCAGGGTGCTGGCCAGTTCGTCGACATCGTCGGTACGAACTTCACCGCGGCGACGCAGGTCAAGTTCGGTGCAACGAACGCGGCGACGTTCATCGTCAACTCCGACACGTCGATCCGTGCGTGGCTCGCCCCCGGTTCGGCCGGCACGGCGAACATCACCGTCGTCAACGCTGCGGGCACCTCCGCCCCGGTCTCGTACACCCGCGTCGTCTAGGCGCGCTCTCTGACCGCTGGTCGGGCTCTCTGATGGGTGGGCCCGACCAGCGCTAACCCATCACCACCCATCGAGATAAGGACACCATCATGGGCACGCCCGCAAGGAACCCCGAAGCCGCCGCGACGAAGCCGAAGTACTTCGTCATCAACGACATCCTCCACTACCAGTCGAAGGCCAGCGGCGAGCTGAAGTTCGACCTCGACTTCCCCACCGAAGTGCTCGACAAGATCGTGGATGGCGAAGAGTCGCAGCGTCAGACGTTCGTCGAGATGCTCGAAGGCGGCGACAAGGCCACCGCTGAGGCGGTCCGAAAGATGGGTTCGCTCGAGCAGACCCGACTGGTCAACCGCTTCTTCGAGGAGTGGCAGAAGGCGGTCGGCGCTGACTTGGGGGAATCCGATGGCTCCTCCGATTCGTAGAGGAGCATAAGCAACCCCTGACGTTCGACTTCTACCGGTACTTCGGCAGGTCCCTCAGGGATATCGGCGGCGGCATCCGGTACGGCGAAGCGGTCGCGCTGATCAGCGAGCTTCGCCGGGAGACCGGGTCGCACCTGGCCTCGGTCTTGAACGACTGGGATTTCGCCGCGAGCTACGGCGAGGTGATGGCCGGGCTGCACGCCAACGGCTACCTCAACGTCCATTCCGAGGACCGTCTCCGCTTGCCGTTCCCGTGGCCCTCTGAGCCGCGCGCCGAGCAGGTCACCCCTGAGGAGCTCGCTGCCCTCAAAGCCTCTCTGCGCGCCCGTTCGGCGTTGCCTGACTGACCCCTGATCGGAGCCGACCATGGCGAAAGAGGTTGGCAACGGACAGGTAGCGATTTTCGCGGTCTTCAAGGGCATGCGGAAGTCGATCCTCGCAGCTGTGGACGGTTCCACGACGGACGCGGGGAAGCGTTTCAACAGGGGGTTCACGTCGGCGGCGACGACTGCGGGCACCTCGGCTGGGCGAGGGTTCACCAAGAGCTTCTCGCTCAGCACGACGGATCTCGGCGCGGATTCGATGAAGGCGCTGCAGAAGACGGTCGCGCAGGCGTCGGCGGCGAACTCTGCTGCTCGCCTGCGGGAGCAGGACGCTCTGGGGCGGGTGAATGTTGCCCAGGCGACCTACAACGCGTCGATCGCGAAGTACGCGGCTGGGACCCCGCAGTATGTGCGCGCGTCGGAGTCGCTGGCTTCTGCGCAGCGGCGTGCGTCTGTTGCGGGTGAAGCGGCGAAGTCCACGTGGTCGTCGCTGTCGACCGCACAGTCGAACCTGAAGACCGCGACGGACTCCGCTGCGGCATCGGTGTCGAAGTCGTCGGGGTCGTTCTCGAACTCGTTCTCGCGGATGGGTTCGAGCATCAGCGATGGCATCGGCGGCGGCATGCAGGCCGCGGTCGGCGCGGTGAAGGTCGGCATCGGTGCGATCGTCACCGTCGCCGCTGCAGGTGCCGTCACGGTCGGCGCGACCGTTGGCGCTGCGCTCACCGCCGGTTTCTCCCGTCTGTCGACGATCGAGACCGCGCAAGCGAAGCTCAAGGCCCTCGGCAACACCGCGGTGGACATCTCCGAGATCATGGCCAACGCGAACACCGCGGTGCTCGGCACGCAGTACTCCCTCGCAGACGCAGTGACCGGTGCTGCGGCGGCTGTGGCCGCTGGTATCAAGCCGGGCAAGGACCTGACGAAGTACCTGAAGCTGCAGGCCAACGCGGCCGCCGTCGCCGGTGTCGGGTTCTCCGACCTCGGTCTGGTGATGAACCAGGTCCAGTCGCAGAACAAGGCATACACGCAGGACCTCAACCAGGTCGCGTCGCGCGGTATCCCGATCTACCAGGGCCTGCAGAAGGTCTACGGCACGACCCGCGAGGGCCTGCGCGACATGCTGCAAGCCGGCGAGGTCGACGCCGAGCACTTCCGGGCAGCGCTCGAGCTCAACGTCGGTAACGCGTCGGACGAGATCGGGAAGACGACCATCGGGTCGTTCGAGAACATGAAGGCCGCGTTTTCGCGGTTCGGTGCCGAACTGATCTCGCCCGTCTACGGCGGGTTCAAGGACGTCTTCGTGGGCGTGACATCTGGTCTCGACCGGATGAAGACCCTGATCACGCCGTTGGTCGATAAGTACGGTCCGAAGCTCGCCGAGGTGTTCAAGCCGCTGACCGACAAGATCGGTCCGGCGATCTCGGACTTCTTCGACGACATCCAGGCTGCTGCTGACTCCCCCGAGGGGCAGAAGTGGTTCGCCGACATGGGCGAAAACATGTCCGTCATCGCGCAGGCTTTGGGTGACAGTCTCCCGACGCTCGTGGAGTTCACGAAACAGTCGTTGAAGCTGAATGCCGCACTCCTCAAGCTCGGCACAGACGCTGCGCCGGCATGGATTCATGGTGCTCAGCAGATCGGCGACTTCAGCGCTCAGGTGGCATCCAACCTGGCGACAGCGGCGGACAGGACCGATGACGGCACTTTCTGGGAGGTCGTCGGGCAGAAGTTTGCCAATGGCGGTGACCAGATTCGGAAGTTCTTCGAGGGCGGCAACATCACTGGCGGCCTCGTGGAGGGGTTCAACAAGAACCTCGAGACGGTAGCTCAGACCATCTCGGTGGGCAGTTTCTGGGAGGTTGTCGGGTCGAAGTTCGAGAACGGACGCCAGCAGATCAATGGGGTGTTCAAGCCTCTCGGGGATGCTCTCGCGAGTGGGCAGAAGCAGATCCGGGACTTCGAGTTCGATCTGATTGTGAACCTCGCGAACGGCGCGTTGCAACTGTCCCACTTCGGGACTGATGTGGGCACGTTCTTCGCGGATGTCGGTGGGAAATTCGCCAATGGTGGGGTGCAGATCGGTGGTTTCTTCTCCGATTTGGGCGGCAAGTTCGCAAATGGCGGCCAGCAGATCGGTTCGTTCGCGAACGACGTCGGGACGAATATCGGCAAGGCGGCGACCTTCATCGGCGAGCTGCCTGGCAAGGCTCTTGCGGCGCTCGGCGATCTCGGAGACACCCTCCGAGGTTCGGGCGAGGCACTGATCACCGGGTTCCGGAAGGGCATCGAAAAGGCCGCGAAAGACGCGGTCGCCGCGGTGCGAAACCTGATGTCCGACGTGGCCGGGTTCTTCCCGAACTCGCCCGCGAAGCACGGCCCTCTGTCGGGTGCTGGGTGGGACAAGATCGGCCGTTCCGGCGGCGCGATCATGGACCAGTTCAACAGCGGCTTCCCGAACGCGGAGCTGCGCCTGGCGGCGTCGGTGGGGTCCAACGTGGCCGCTTCGGTGCCCGCTGGTGGCTCCGGTTCGGGTGTGACGAAGGTCATCAACCAGACCAACAACATCACCGCTCACGAGGACCCTCGGGTCACTGGGTGGGTGATTGGTCGTGAAGCGGAGCGATTGATGGCGGGGACGACATGAGCACGTTGACGTTCGCCAACGCCACCGGTTCGATCTCATTCGCTGACTCACCAGCTCCCGGCGTTCCAGTCTCTGGCTGGTTCTTCCGGGAGTTGGTGGGTTGGTACGACGTCACCGATTCGAAGTCGGACATCAACGAGCGCCCGCAGGCTCATGGGGCGTTCGGGGTGTCTCAGGACTGGCGCACGTCGGCGGCGTTCTCCGCGGTGCTGTTCTACATCGGAACAGACCACGCGGACGCTGTCGCGGCGCAGAACCAGTTCAACCGGCTCACGGGTGGCGGGAAACCGCTGACGGTCACGTTCGACGACGGCGGCGTTTCGACCTCGCGGGTGTCGTCGGTGCGGAACGCCCGCCCCGTCGACTCACGCGGGTCGAAGAACGTCACCCTCGAGACTGCTCTGGTCGCGCCCGATCCGCTGCGGTACGGCACGACTGTCCTGGTCGTTGCTGACACTCCGGTGGCCGGCGGCGGCCTGATCTTCCCGCTCGGCTCCGGCGCGTCGTACATCGACTTCCTGCCCGGCGGGTCGACGGGCCGCATCAGCGTGACGAACAACGGCACCGCGCCGGTGTACCTCACCTTCGACGTCTCGGGTGGCGTGGACGGCTTCGTAGTCACCGATGTGACCTCGAACCGGGCAGTCCGCTTCGACCGGCAGATTCCGGTCGGCTCAGTCGTGACCGTGAACCAGCGCACAGGTCGTGCCTCGATCGACGGTCCGACGAACGACGTGTCGGGCTTCCTCACGTCTCGGCAGTTCTGGGTCATCCCCCCGGGCGAGACGCATGACATCCAGTTCCAGCCGCTCGGAGCGGTCGTCGGAGCGCCCCGCTTGACCGTGCGCCAGACGCCGGCCTCGTACTAGGAGATCCTCGTGGCACTTCGTAAAGGCTTCGGCGCGCAGCTTTCTGGCGCCAACGCGGACGACATCCGGTACGACCTGGCGGGGACTGTCGTGCGCAACAGCGCGGGCGTTCCCCGCTCCGGGTTGTTCCCTCCGGTGGCTTCATCGCTTCTCACTCCCACTGCCACCATGGCGGTGGGAATAGCGGCGTTTTCGGGCGTCGCTGTGCGAGACAACGGTGTCGTGTTCCTGTCGAACGTCGGTGCCGACACGGTTACGCTCACAGCGCCCCCGTCGTCGAACTCGCGCCTGGATGTGATTTGGGCGAAGCAGAACGACGCCAGCGCCTATGTGTCGACGCCCGACGCCAACAACACTCCGGTCTTCGGCGTGCTGACGGGCGTCGCCTCGGCGACCCCGGTGCGTAACCCCGCAGGGTTGCCGCAGGGAGCGATTGAGCTCGGCACCGTCCTGGTGCCGTCGACTGCGACGAACACGGGCTCGGCGGGTGTGGTGATCACCCCGACGTTCCAGTACACAGCGATGGCTGGTGCCGCGTTCAACGTGCGTACGTTCAGCGAACTGCCTTCCGGGTACCTGCAGGGCGCTCTCGCAAATGCCATGGACTCGGGCGTCACCTTTCAGTATTACGCCGTCTACAACGCCTCCACGAACCCGCAGGGGGCGAAGACTGCTGGGTGGTATCCGACCCCTGGTTCTGATGTGTTCTTCCACGCCGACCGGGCAAACGCGATCGGTTCCCCCGTGAACGCGACGGCCGGTATCGGTGCGGGAGGTTCACTTCTCGGTTCCCCCACTTATCAAAGCCAGTTCTTTTCGTTCACTACGGGCGGTCTGGTGTCGCCACTGTTCGAGGGTCGCTATTCGATTCGCGCGTCCGCTCAGTGGACCGCTTCGGCAAGCGGTGGTGTTGTGCAGATGTATGTGACGAAGAACCAGACCACTGTTGCGGCGGCGGGGAACCTTGCTGGTGAGGATGGCAACGGTGGCAATCCGGCATCGATCACCTTGAAAGCGATCGGTGACTCGGTGCCGCTGTTGACGACTGATGTGCTGCGGATGGTCAATAACGCGATCAGTGGCTCTATTTGGACTGTGGGTGGGAATAACACTCCGGCTGCAGCTCAGTTGGACATTCGTTGGCAGGGGGTGATTCACGCGTGAGCGCCCCCGGTTACCTTCGCCCTGATGAGTTGATGACCGTGCAGGGGAACGTGCAACTCGCGAACGCAAACGCTCACGCGTTCCTGGCCATGCGCGATGACGCGGCCGAGCGCGACCACGTCAACATCACCATCGCGACCCCGGCGGGAGGCTACCGGTCGCACGCGATGGACGTGGATATGCACGCGCACCCGCAGAACTACAACATCAACCCCGCACTCGTCGGCGGCCTCTACCCGGTCGGCAAGTCCAAGCACGCTCTCGGCACTGAGGCGGACATCGCTGGCGGCCTCGCCTGGGTAATCCGCAACGGCGCCCGATACGGCTTCACCCGCACCGAGATCGCCAAGGGCGACCTTAACCACTTCCACCACGACGGCATCACCTTCGCCGGCGGCAACTCACAACCCATCACCGAAGGAGTTCTCATGGCACACCTGTCCGACGCCGAGCAGACCGAATTGCTCACCAAGACCCGCGCCATCTACGACGCGCTGTTCTCCACCACACCGACCAGTCGCGGGTCACTCGGCGTGCTGGCGGAACTGAAGAAGGTAGACGACGCGCTGTTCAAGACCGATCCGACCAGCTTCGGCACACCGGGCGGCGTCCTCAAGACGCTCCGTGCGGTCACCGACAAGCTAGGTATCACGAAGCCGTAACGCTGAGAATCTGAGTGGAGACGCCGTGACTGAGTATTTCATCGGCAACTTCGCGACTGGACGCCGCATCCTCAGCTTGCCGGTGATGACCGGGCCATGGAACGACCGTCTTTATGCGGCGGAGTCGGTGTCGGCGACGGTGGACATGAACGACGCCGAGGTGCAGAGCCTGGACCTCGACAACTCCGCCACCCCGGGCCAGGCGTTCCTGATCGTCGATGAGGGTGACCAGCTGCGCGGCGGCCCGATCTGGGTATCGGACTACGACCGTGACTCGAGGGTCATGTCGCTGTCGGCGCTCGGGGCGGGGTCGTACTTCGACCATCGGATGATCATCCCTTTGTTGGCGATGACGGCGGACGTCACGACGTGGACGATCCCTGACCCGCTCGATGCGACGAAGACGATTCCGAACCCGGCACTGTCTACGGTCTACAACGGCATCAGTCTCGGCACGATGGCGAAGCGGATGGTGCAGCAGTCGCGGTTGTGGACCGGCGGGAACGTGCCGATCGTGTTCCCGGCCGATGAAGTGGATGACCGCACGCAGACGTATCTCGGTGCGGACTTCAAGCCGGTGTGGGAGGCGATCAACGATCTGATGGACCGTGAGAACGGGCCGGAGGTCAAGTTCGTGCCGCGCTACACGGCGAACCGTGACGGTGTCGAGTGGGAGATGCAGATCGGCACGATCGCGCAGCCTCTCCTCTCGTCGACCACGATCCCTCTGTGGGATGCGACCGTGAAAGAGTCGCCGATCCTGAACCTCCGGATGAAGAAGGACGCGACGAAGCTCGCCTCGTTGGCGTGGTTCACCGGCGGGCGGCAAGCAGATGATGTGCTGGTCGCGCGCGCCTACGATCCGACGCTGGTTCAGTCTGGGTTCCCTCTGCTGGAGACCGTCGACTCTTCCCATTCGACTGTGTCGGTGCAGGGCACGTTGGATGGCTATGCGGTCCGTGGTGTGCGCATGGGCCGGTACGCGTCCACGGTGTGGTCTTTCACCCTGGAGATGTACCCGGTCGATGCGGACGGCTTCCAGGCGGGCCCGCAGTTCGGCACCTACGAGGTTGGCGACTTCTGCGACATCTTCTTCAAGCCGTGGGATGCGGAGACCGGCGAGGGCGACCCGTTGAAGCGCGCAGGCGGGACGTTCCGGATGCGGATCATCGGCCTCTCGGGTGACGAGAAGGGCCGGTACGTGAAGGTCGAGTGTGCCCCGGAGGTGGTGGTCTGATGCCGAAGCTATACCCGACTCCACCGGGTGACAGCGTTCAGCCGATCGTTGATGCGATCGGTGATGTGCGGCGCCGGCAGCGTGAGATCGAGCGTCCGTCGGGGACGAACTTGAACTCGTTGGTGGCGCAGGTGCAGGCGGCGCTGGCGAACATCAACGCGACAGTGGCTGCTGCGATCGCCGCGAACTCGTACACGAAGGTCGTGATCGACGGTCTGATCGCGAACCCACCGTTGGGTAGCGCGGTCACCGGGAACATCTCAGCGACCGGTGCGATATCCGCAGGCGGTGTCGCGACGTTCCCCGCCGGCGTGAGCTCGCTCGACGCTCGAAACCGTGTCCTCTCGACCGGGTTCGCGGGCGCGTGGATCGACTCGTCCGGGCGTTTCGGGATTCAGCCGTCGTCTCGCCGGTTCAAGAAGAACATCACGCCGTGGTCGACGGACATCTCGAAGCTGCTCGAGCTGCGGCGGGTGACGTTCAGGTACATCGTCGCGATCGATGATGACCCGGACGCGATGTCGAAGCCGAAGCAACTCGGGTTCATCGCTGAGGAGGTCGTTGCGCTCGGATTCCCCGAGTTCGTCTTCTACGACGAGGACGGCGACGTGCAGGGCCTCAACTACGACCGCATGGTCGTCGCGCTGCTCGAGCTAGCTGTGTGGGAGCACGAGCAGAACAGGCTTCAGTTCGAGGCCCTGAACGCTCGTCTTACTGCGGGCGGGCTTTAGCCAGCGCAGACGATGCTGCCGTCGGGCGCGACACTCGCGCCTGCAGCTCCGCAGTTCTGCGCGACTTCCTGCTTGCCTGCGTCGCCGCCGTCGAGGTTGTTGGTCGACCATCCACCGCTCGGGGGTGAGGTGGTCTTCTTCGCGGCTGCTTGCTGCGCTGCCTGCTCGGCTGCTGCCTGTGCGGCCGCGGCCGCGGCTGCGTCAGCGGCGGCCTTGGCGTCGGCTGCGGCTTTCGCTTCGGCGGCAGCCTTGTCTGCGAGGAACTGCTGGTAGCTGGCCTCGGCTGCAGCGTCCTGTGCCTTCTTTGCTTCGGCGGCAGCATCGAACATGGCCTGCTCGGTGGCTTCCTGGTCTGCTGCAGCTTCAGCAGCGGCGACGGTGCGGGCTTGCTGGTCTGCCTGTGCGGTGCGGATGCCGTTGCCGATGGCGAGTCCGCCGAAGACGAGGGCGCCGATGGTGACCGCGGCGATGCCTACCTGTGCGAGCGCGGGGATGCGGCTCTTGGTGAAGGTGTCGCGTGTGATCTTCATGCTGCCCAAATTAATCCTCGGCACTGACAAAAGCAATTAATTACTCGGGTTCATCCCGAATGGGGGGCACATGGATCCGATCACCTTCTTTGCGCGGAACTGGACCGACGTCGGCGGGTGGTCGTTGTTCGTCGGCCTGGCGCTGTTCATCGTCGTCGGCGCTGTCCGCGAGTGGTGGGTGCCCGGCAAACGGGCCCGCCGCACGGAAGAGGCCGCGAAGCAGTCCGCTGATGCTCTCGCTCAGGCGATGACGCAGAACGGGCAGCTGATCACGTCGAACGAGATCACCAAGCACTTCTTCGAAGAGACGACTCCTAAGCGGGGTGACACCTGATGTGGTTTCGACGGAAGAAGGAGCGGGTCGATACGGATGCGATCACCCGTCAGGCGGAGGAAGCCGTGGCGCAGTTGCAGGCGCAGCAGCCGCGTGTGAACGCGGTGACGTCGTATCTCGAGCGTCGGAAGAACGTCAACGGATTCGGTCATGACTTCGAGTGGACCCTGAAACCAAAGGAAAGCCGATGATCGGTATCAACGCTGTGCTGTGGGTCATGTCGAACATGCTGGTGGCGTACATTGCGCTCGCCCTGCTGGTATTCACGATCGCTTATCCGATCCTGTTTGACCCGGGCGCGACGACAGCGGGGAAGCTGATCCTGCGGTTCGCGGGGTCGCTCATCGGGGTGATCGGCCTGGTGTTCATCAGCGTCTTCGTCGACCCGCGCATCGGCGCGCAGTGGTTCCAGTTCCCCGGCGACGTCCTGTGGTGGCGGCCGGCGCTCCGGTTCGCTGCGTACGCCTACGTGGCGTACTCGATCACTTCTCTGGTGGTCCTGCTCTGGCTGCGGAAGTTCCGCCCGAAGA